TTTAATACGTGCATCTGTGAACCAAACGTTTGGAGTAGATTTAAGATTACTTGCATCATAACCAAATGATGCTTTCATATCTGCTAAACTATCTCCTGAATAACTTGTATGAAATACAATGCCAACCTCAGCCGACATCATTTCTTTCGCTATCTGACTATCTGCTGGTACAACATACGTAATTGTATTTGGTTTGAATGCTATATGGGCTTTGCCTTCTATGTTTGTTTGTTTTAAATCACCCTTAGTGAACAATAAATCACCTTGTAATACACCTTCAATACCTAAGTCTTTCAAATGTTCTAATGATGCTGATAGCTTATCTCTTAAGCCTGCTTTACTTACTTCTTCACCATTCCTAGTAGTATCCTGATGATTACTTTCAATATCTTCTGGAGATTTATTTAATTTTGGTGTTTTTGCAAATACACCTTTTGTGCCTACAAAAAATTTGCCATCTGCTGGATCCGTTCCACAAAATACTGCTGGTGATCCGTCCCACTTAGTAGTAATAGCATCACCGCCACCTTGTCCATCAAGTGTATTTAATAATTTAGTGAACGTGCTTACAACACGTTTTAATCCTTCTGATCCATTTATGAATACTAATTCTTCTGCATGGTCTAAGTGAGTATTCTTATCTTCTTCACTTAGCTTTGCATCTAGTAGACCTTTTAATTTTTTATGAAATCCTATTTGCTTAAGACGAGGCTTACGTGGTCCTCTAAACCTACGTTCTCTGCCTTTGCCTAATATATCTTTTATCTTCATTGTTTATCCCCAAAAGGTCTTTCGCCAGTTAAATGAGGCTTTGCAAACCATAACTTAAACCATTCATCTGTGCCTGGCTGTATATTATGCTTCTTTTGAAGTTTAGATTTCTCTGTACCAGTATAAGATATGTTCTCTTGTTGAGTTTCTTCTGGTAGATATGGTTTATATATACCTGATAGTACTTTCAATCTATTTAACTGTTGCTCTAAAGTCATTATGTTTTAGCCTTGACACTTTTTATACCACGTTTAAACTTTCTCGGATCTTGAGACCTAATACTATTAACTAATCTCTTAGTTAAGTCATTTGCAGTCTCATCATCAAACTCACGATTGATAAATTCTATAAGATTTATCGCTCCCGATATGATATGTTCGCCTTTTTGCTCTACTAAACGTTTATTATCTCTATCATATGAGATAGAATTTAGTTCTTCAAATAGACTTTTACGAGGTTTATCCATGATATTTCTCCGTTCTAACTGTATTTATCAGTTTTCATCAAAAGGAGTGCGTGTCTTGGTCTTTAACATTGCTCTCAGGTTCATTGCAACATCAGTCTTTTCTTCTTCGTTAGTTTCTGGTGCTTTTACTACGGTTTTTTGACGTAATGTATCGACTACATTCATCGTATTTGATGTATTTTGAGCATCAGCTAACCCTTCTGTATCATCTGAAATTTTAAGACTATCTCTGTCAAATACTAGATTAATTTTGCTACCTACACCACTACTTGAACGTGTTTTCAATAACTGTAATTGATATTGACCACGTTCTCTCATTGCTTGACTTGTAAAGATACCAATAACATTATCCGCAGTTTGAATTTTAGAGATACCACCTGCGATATGTGAATGGTCAAATTCGATTTCTTCAACTGCACTTCTGTTTAACTGTGATGCAGTTACCAAAACAGTTTCAGTTTCCATTGCAAAGTTACGAATTTCTTCTGTTACATATTTGTCTTTAATAAACAAATCACTTGCAGACACTTTCTTTGTTGCTGGCATTAACAAATCTAAGTAATCTACACACATACAATCTACACGTTTGCCAGTTTGTATCTGTAGTTCTTTAATGTAAGAACGCAAGTCATTAATTGAAGAACCAGAAGGAAGATACTTAACACGTAACATGCCAGACTTCTTACCTTTAGTTTTAACTTGTAATTCTACATCATCTAATTCTTTAAAAATTCTTTTTGTACTTCTATCAGTAAGCATTGCATCCATACGCATACTTGATAGTTCTTCTGAAAGTTCAAGTGTAAAGTATACACAATTCATTCCTGCTTCTGCCCAATTCAAACTCATATTTTGCATGAACAAAGATTTACCTGCACCTGATCCACCACAGAAAATAGAAATCTCACCACGATTGATACCACCATAAAGTTTATCATCTAATGATTTCCAACCAGTTGTGATTTGTCCGTTATTGTCTTTTAGTTTTTCAAGTCTTGCTCTGGGATCTGCAAAGTAATCTGTGCCTAATGAACGTGCAAGTCCAGTTTGTACTGCTTCTTTAATTCTAAGTTCTACTTCGCCATACTTACCTGTCTCAAGTAAGTCTGCACTATCAATGATTGCTTTTTCGATTGCTTTGTGTCTACAAAAAGTTTCAAACTCATCGATAAACCAATCTACGTGTTGATGAATATCATCTAATTTTTCTATGTCTTGACCAGTTTGTGCTTTAATAATTTCAGGAGTTGGAATCGTAGCATATTCTTCACTATGATTAACCAATACTTCAACTACTTTTCTGAGATTTCTGTCAAAATATTTAGGTTCTACAATCGCTCTTACTCTTGAATAAAGTTCAGGATCAGTTATCATAAACTGAACAAATAATTTTTGTAAATCTAAACTATAATCTTTTACTTCTGACATGTTTTCTCTCATATATTTCTTTTATTATATTTCCTTTAGGCATGATTGTCAAGTCCTATCATGTCTACGCCAATCTTTTCTTTTATTATATTCTTGTATTGTCCTATCTATTATAATTGCTAATGCAACTATACTTAGTCCACTTATTAACCCTAGTCCTAAGTAACCATTTCCTACGGCTGTCATTACTTGTGAACCTAATCCTCGTACTCCTATCATAGATGCAATAATAACCATTGCTAATGACATCATCACAGTTTGATTTATGCCACCAAATATAGTAGGCTTTGCTAAAGGTAACTCAATAACAATTAATTTTTGATGCCATTTTAATCCTAGTGCATCTGCCGATTCTATCAAATTTTTATCAACTTCTTTAAGTCCTAAGTTTGTAAATCTAATTACTGGTGGTATAGAAAATACACATATAGCAATTAAACCAGGTATCTTTCCAAGACCAAATAGCATTACTACTGGAATTAGATATACAAAACTAGGTATTGTTTGCATTAAATCAAGTACAGGAGTTATGATTCTCTCTGCTCTCTTTTTATAATACATTAATACTCCAATGGGTATACCAATGAAAATACAAATACTTGTAGCAACAATGATAATACTTAACGTTCTCATTGTATCGTCCCACATGCCTAATAAACCTATACATATAAGACTTATTACAGAACCTATTACTAGTTTATAACTTCTGGCTATACGCCATATCAGTATAGCAACTATTGATAAAAACAAATACCAAGGAGTTACTAGTAAAAGCCTCTCTAAATAAATTAACAACCAGTGTATTGGAGAGAGAACATCTGTAAGAGTCTCTCCCCAAGTACTGGCAAACTCACGAAATGAATTATCGATTGCCTTCTTTAGACTAACAATAGTCTGTTTGTCTAACTGAGGGAAATTCGACACATCTTATTCCAATGTTGCCCAAATCTTTTCTTTGGCAGGACCTGAAACCCAACTTTCCCATACTTCTGGAAAAAGTTTCATAAACTCAATAGCCATGTCTTCTGCTGATGCTTGATTTTCAGTTCCGAACACTAGCATAGTTTCAGTTACACCTTCTGGCATCTTTCTTTTAGCAAGATAACCTAATACACCTATTGTAAGTCCTTCAGGTACTACAACTGTTCCTGTTTCAGCAACAGGCATTGCAGTTGGCAATGGGTCTGAACATGTATCAGCAGGTTGACTAATACAACTTTGCCAGTTATCATCACCAGCATATGGTGTATCCCAACTAAGTTTAACAATGCCCAAAGAACCTACTAATGCAGTTGGCGACCAATAGTAACCAAACAATGCTTGTTCTTTAGCAACTGCTCCTTGCCAAGCAGAATCCATTCCTGCTCCTGAGCCTGGATCTAATAATTTCCAACCCTTTGCTTCCATATCAAATGCAGTAAACAAATTGATATGTTGATTTTGACAAGACCAACCACCTGGACAAATCATCATTGCTCCTTTTGATGGGTCTTCTGGATGTGGAAATAAATCTGGTCTAGCTAGAACGGCTTCGAAACTTGTTAGTTCTGGATTTTGTTCTAACACATATGAAGGAATATAAAAACCTTCACCAGCACCAAAAATAATATCTTTGCTAACCAATCCTAATTGACCAGTATCTAATGCAGTATTTGCCTCATCTCCTAAAAGATTTACCCATGCTTCACTAAAGATATTCGGGGTACCATTAGATAACATACTATTAATTGTTACTTCTGTTCCTCCCGGAATAATCTCTACATCATGACCATAACCATGCTCAATAATGTAAGCATCAATGTTTGCTAACATTGACCCTGATTGCCAATTTAGTTCAGCAATCTTCACTTCACCTGCATTTGAAGTCATTGGGATTGCCAATGCTAAAGCAGACAAAACACTTAAAATGTACTTTTTCATTTTGTATTTTCTCCTTATATTACTTCGTACTTTTTTTAAAGACGATATCTCTATGATACTCTTGTTTGCCGTCTATTATTATTGACTTATACTCTTTGCTTATAATATAAATCTCTAATTCTTTTTGTTCTAACCATCCGCCTGATTCTAAAAAGTTTCCATTATAAGAATATGACATTGGTGCAAATAATAACCCATCATCTGTGAGACTATCTGCTAAATTTTTTGATGCACCTGCATCTACATGGTCTAAAGTAAAAACTCCTGTACTGACAATATACTTGTACTGTTCAGGTAAAGGAGCATCATATATGTTATGTTTAACTTTACGTCTATAATAATCTGTAATAAATCTGCCTAACATGTTTTCATTCATGTCATAAGCATCCATAATATACGGACCTTTACCATAATATGCGTTTTCTTTTAACTCTTTTCCTATTTCTCCATTACCAGCACCCAAATCTGCGATAGGAATGCTTTCATCCACATTATTCATAATCCACAATGATGCACTTTTATGACCACGCCAACCACTACCATTGATTATTTCATCATGGTAATTATCCCAATTATCATATAATTCGCTATTGCTTTTTCCGAAATACTTTTCTACAGTCATACTCTATTCATGTTCGCCACCAGGGTCATTTGGGTCTAATGGAACCTTTTTGGCATTACCTTTTTTATCTCTCCAGATAGTATAAGTCCTTGCTCTACCATGTGAGTTATATCCGTTCATAAAATTAAATGCATGTGGTTTTCTTTTAGCAGTTTCAAATGTTCCTACTGTTACTGCAATAGCACCTAGTAATGCTACGTGGGCTATCATACTAATACCAAAAGCCCAAAAACTACCAACTAAGAAACTAAAAACAATGCACCACATCCATGCAAGTATTTGTAAAACCATATGTCTTACTTGTAAATCTGGAATGTTTTTTAATGGATTTCTATCCATATCCATTACACCCACCCAACATTCATATACCCATTCTTTCATATCTTTTACCTTTTCAAATTTTACGTTTTTAGGATAGTTAGCATCAGCACTATCTCTAAAATCTATAGCATCATATAAGTCATGAAACTTTTCTACAACCTTATGGTCCTTAAAGTATGCAGTAACTTTGTACATTTAATTCTTTTCTCTCATTTCTTTTTTCTCTAAACTTAATTTTTCTTTTGCACTCATTAGGTATGCCGCAACTGCCAATACTGCAATAGCACCTGCTTCTGCTATAAGCATCCAAGGGTCTGCTTCTTTACTATGTAGTACAATTAATCTACAAAGTGCCGTCATAGCAATGATAATAGGTAGAGTAACAGGTATTCTATTACTAATATAGAATGCTCCTACCATTCCTACAATCTCTGCATAGATAAAAAGTAAAAACAAATCGCCTAGTTCTACTTGCATGTGCCTTAACATGTGAAAAATATCTGAACCAGCCGCAAACATAGTTAGCAATCCAATTACTGCTAATAATAGTTTTTCACTATAAAGTGTCGTCCAATGCAACCTACTATTAATCTTAGTAATATCTAATTTAATTTTCATGAATGTATCTTAACCTTAAATAAACTACTTACACTTTCTTCATTGTTAACTCGTCTAATTGCTTCTCCTAATAATCCACAAACACTTACTGAACGTGTCTTTTTCCAAGAATGTTTTGTTGGTATACTATCAGTAATAACAAGTTCATCTAATTTACTTTTTTCAACTCTTTCACATGCTTTATCACTTAACACTCCATGAGTAATATATGCTCTAACACTTAATGCACCTGCATCTAAAATTGCCTCAGCCGCATTACAAAGAGTACCACCACTGTCTACAATATCATCTACAAGAATTGCATGTTTACCTTTTACTTCACCAATCAAATTCATAACTTCTGCCTTGCCTGCTTCTGGTCTTCGTTTATCAACGATTGCATAGTTGGCATGATACATATCAGCAAACTTTCTTGCTCTTACTGTACCACCAGCATCTGGTGAAACAAATACAATTGGTTCTTCTGTTACTTTAATAGTTCTTTGAATATCTTTCGCAAAGACTAACCTACTCGTTAAATCATCAACAGGAATATCAAAGAAGCCTTGAATTTGACCAGCATGTAAGTCCATTGTTAAAATTCTATCAGCGCCTGCTTTTGTAAGCAGATTCGCAACTAACTTTGCAGTTATAGGAGTACGTGATGCACTCTTTCTATCTTGTCTTGCATAACCAAAATAAGGAATTACCGCAGTGATACGACTAGCACTACTACGTTTTGCCGCATCAATCATAATCAACAATTCCATTAAGTTATCGTTTACAGGAGTGCTTGTACTTTGAATAATGAAAACGTCTTCACCTCTGATATTTTCATGAAACTCTACCGAGCATTCACCATCTGCAAATGTTTTTATTTCTGCTGGAACAATATCTGTAAAACAATGTTCAGCTACCTTTTCAGCCAGTTCAACATTACTGTTGCCTGCGATAATCTTCATAAGACCCACCTTTGTTACAAAATAATTACTATTAGAATAGCAGATTTAGTTGACAGAGTCAATAGAAAACTGTCAATAAGTTGTAATTAATTCGTCTGCGATACCATGCTTAACTGCTTCTTCTGGAGTAAGCCAATGGTCTGTCTTGGGTGCTAATAGATGTTTACGAATGTAAGTTTGTGTTTTACCTGTACATTTTATATAGTGTTCCATTAGTTTCTCATTAGTCCAATCCATATGTTTACGACTTTCAACCATATCATGATATTGTCCTTTTGTACCACCTGAGAATTCATGTGACATGACCGCAGTGTTTTGTGTAAGATAACGATGTCCTTTGACACCACTCATCATTAGCATAACACCACAACTTGCAATAGAACCCATTCCATATGTATATACTGGAATACGTGATTGTTTAATTGTATCGATTAGATGCATACAACTATCTACATAACCACCTGGTGAATTGATATACAAATGAATAACTTCTGGTGCTTTATCTTTTGGCATCAGATTATATTCAACAATCATTTTCACAAGAGGCATACAGTTGTCTTGATTAAATTCTTTGTCCATAAACAATATACCATTCTCTCTTAAGAACTCGCCTGCCTGCTTTGGCGGTACTGGCGGAGTTGGCATTGGAGGGGGAGGGGGCGGTGCCGGTAGTTCTTTGGGTTCTGGTATAATTGTACTCTTTAATTTTTTCATAGTTTATCCTATTCTCATTTTCACACTTATCTTAGTGTTGTTACTTATACTTGCATCTATAATACTTTGTAAGGTATATAGTTTACCATAACGTTGAACTGCATCAGCGGCATCTTTGATATCGTCTTCCCACATAGGGAAAGATACACTCCAACCATTCTCTTGGGCTTGTTTGATTAGTTTTTCACCAGCTTTGTCTCTATCTGGACAAACAATAACCTCTCCTTTAAACTGATTGATATAATCAATTTGGTCTTGTGAAGCCTCGTTACTTGTAATCGCAATACAATCTAATGCAAGTGCATCTATTATACCTTCACACACGATTAAGTATTTATTATTAGATTTTACCTTATCTACATTATGTAAAAATCTCTTCGGTGCCTTTGTCATGTATTTAGATGAAGACTTACCAGTTATATCACGTGCAGTGTAACCTACTATTCTGTCACCTTGATAGAATGGAAATATAACTCTATTTTTAAAAAACTTATCTGGAGACCAATAACAATTCTCTATGTTATCATATACTCCTCTATCAATCAAATATTTAACTGCATAGATGGCACTTTCAGGAGGATTATCTTTTGCTAGTAAAACTTCCAAATCTTCCGAACCTTCAGGAAGTTCAATATCAGGAAAACTTGGAACACGTGTTATTTGTGTTTTAGATGTGAATAGGTATGGACCTTCAGACAATTCTTTCTGACGGATTGCTTCTAACTGTAAACGCTTAATCTCGCTTTCAGAAACATTCATATTTCGCATGAGTTTCAAAAACTTTTTGTTCAGTATTCTTCCGTGACGATGGCTTGCAGTGAACCCACAGTTAAAACAGTGGTATGATATGGAATCACCGTCGCTACGAACACCCCCACGCATTCTAGTATCCAAACGAGGTTCGCCTTCCTCGATACAACATGGGCAGTTGAAACTAGTCCAGCCACCACTAGATTGTCTGTTCTTTCCAGGGATATGTGTGAATATTACTTGTTGAAGGTCCATACTAGTATAATAGCAAACTAGGACCAGAAAGTCAAGTGCTATATTAGTTTCTTAGTAGAACTTTTTTAATAGAACCGTTAGTCGCAGTGTATCTAACTCTTATCCAATTTACGTTTGCTTCAAGCACAAATGCTTGTACACCAGTCTCATTATTGACTGTGATATCTGGATTTGAGAATAGTTTTGGATTGATATTGAACCAATCTGAATGTTGTGAACTTGGTTGTTCACTCAAATCGCCTTGTAAATTAACAGTTCCAGAGAAATTGTCAAAGTATAAAGCTATGGTGTGAATTGATTTTGATTTTGATGTTTTAGATGAACCATCAAAAGCAGTTGAAATAAAGTAAGAGCCATCATTAAAAAATATTTCAGATTCTTGTGAGTCCACAAATTCTGGATATACATCATCTACTACTTCAATAACGCCTTTAGCATTATCGTAAGTATCAGTATATATAATTTGTTCTACACCATTCTCTACTGTGTACT